CTGAATAAGACCTGGTATCTTCGGATACATATATAGCGGAAGCAAACTTTGCAACTTCCGGTTGTGGCAAGATGCCACATAACGTAGCAAGACAGTTAGTGTGACTAATATTTGTATTAGTGCTGGGGCAGATCCAGACGCTACGATTAGATTAGCATACTGTATTGAATGCTAACTATATAAATATGATTAAAAGGAGGACTGCTTATGGCAGTTAAAATGACAACTGCAAAAAGTAAAACTGCTACTAAACAGCCTATTGCAGAAGTTAGAAAAGAAAATGAACAAATGAAAAAACTTCTTGAAACCGGATGCCGATGTGCTATGTGCGGCAAGGTTAAGGATCAAGAAACAAAGTTCTATTATGATACTAATCCTATGCTAGGAGGCAGTTCGTTCTCTCGTATCTGTAGAGACTGCGCTAAAGCTGTTGCTTGTCGTAGGGATAAGAATGGTGAAGATCATGAGCCAACAAAAGAATCTGTAATAGAGGCTTTACGTCTTATTGATAAGCCATATATAGAGTTAGTATGGAATGCAAGTATTCAGGAATCTGAAAACCTGGTTACTGGAAAGACTAAGAATAATGTTTGGAGCGCATACGCCAAGAACATTCAAATGATTCAGCATGTCGGGAAAACGTTCGCAGACTCTGATTTCTTTAAGGATAAAATTATCTATCCAGATGAAATAAAGAAAGAAGATGTATTATCTTCTCACGAAGGTCAAGACACTTATGATAGTTTTGAGAAAAACAAATCTGATGTAATAAGACTTCTTGATTATGATCCTTTTGAAAAAGAGTTGGTTTGTGACCAGCCTTTTCTTTATGCTCAGCTCTTAGCCTTGTTGGATACCGGTGGTTCAGAGGTTAACGAGGATATGATTCGTACCTCTTCTGCTATCTCAATTGCCAGGGGATTCTTACAAGCTTCTAAGATTGACGATACACTTGCTACCCTTATGGCTGATCTTGCCCATCTTGAAAAACACTCTGCTACTATCAAGTCATTACAGGATAGCAAAAAACAGATTATGGGGTATATTAAAGATTTAGCTGCTGAGAGTTGCTTATCTCTTAAGAACAGTAAAAATTCTATTAAGGGAGAGAATACTTGGACTGGCAAAGTTAAAAAGATTAGAGATATTAATCTTAGAGATTATAAGACTAATGGTTTTGATATAGAAACAAGTCGTGGTATGCAACAGGTTCAAGAGATTAGTGATGCCTCGATTATGAAACAGCTTGCTCTTGATGATTCTGAATGGTCTGACATTGTTGCTCAAATGAGAGTTGACATCGTACAATTAAGAAAAGACCTTAATGCATATAAAGAAATCAATAGGATCTTGTTGACGGAGAATATTGACTTAAAGGATTATCTTGAAGAAAATGGAATTGGTTTAGAGAAAGACACAGTGAATCTTAAAGAGATCTATTCTGTATTTGCAGAAGAAGATACTGAGGATAATAATGAGCAATCAGATAATAGTACCTCCGTATCAAACTGAATTACTATATGATAAAGATTTCTTCCAAGATTATGGCATATTCGTTAAACCAATTGTCTATCCAATGTCAACAAAGAAAATTGAATCATTAATCGAAATTGCAAGAATGCAGAAGTTTCTTCAGTGCAATCCCGTTTTTGCTATCGACTTATTCTTCAATATAGAATTATTAGATATGCAAGCTTTAGCAGTAGAACGCACTTGGATATGTCCTAACTCTCTTCTTACATGCACAAGAGGTTGGGGAAAATCTACAACTATAGACTTGGAACTTATGGCAAAAGGAATGTTATTTACAAACTATTGGTCATATATTGCTTCTGGCTCTGGTTCTCAGGCTGAGAATACATTCAATACGCTAGAGAAGTTAGCCAATGACAATATTGATACTTTCGCTGGCTCTACAGGTAAGATATTCAAAGATGAGGTAATTATCAAGAATGCTGCCGGGGATGGTTTTAGTCATAGTTCTAATGGATTTAATTATAGTCTTTACAATGGATCTATGACTCAGACATTAAATTCAAACATAGATGCTAAGCGTGGTTTTAGAGGCTCTGTAATTTTTGATGAATCTGGTTTCTTATCTGAAGAAATGATGAACGTATATTCTGCTTTTGCAATTGTAAATAAAGATTTAAAAACTGGTAAAGACGCTAGTGGTCGTTCTATCGATCCGGTCAGGCAAAGATGCTTTCCTAGAGAAATGCCCTATCAGAAAATATATATTAGCTCCGCAAGCGATGTAGAAACCAAGTTCTATGCTTTATATAGAGACTTTGCAAAGAAACAGATTATGGGAGATCCTGATTATTGTGTTCTACATATGGATTGTGAATTAGCATTTAAACCTACACTAAGGGGAGAATTGGTCACTCCTCTTCTCTCTCGCTCTCAGGTTGAATCAGAAATGAGAACAAACCCAGATAAAGCCTTAAGAGAATACTATTGCATCTTTACAACATCTGCTGGAGCAGATGCTATTGTGCAAAGAGGTGTTATTACTCGTAATGAGGAAACACGTAAACCTCTTTTGTATAATGATACTGGTGATAAAAAGTTTGGAATATTTTATGATCCTGCTCGTCAACGAGATAACAGTTTTATTCTTGTATGTGAATTCTATGAAGATGAATTACCAGATGGTTCTACCGAAACCAAAATGAAGATTGTAAACGGTATTAACCTTATAGATGTAGGTAAGAAGATTAAAAGCCCTATGCAGACACCTGATCAGATAGAATATCTCAAGAAGATTATCTTAGATTATAATGGCGGTGCAGATGCTTATGGTAATATTGTAGGCATTTGGATCGATGCCGGATCTGGTGGAGGTGGGGTAAATATTGGCGATTACCTTATGGATGATTGGGAATCCGAAAGCGGGATAAAACACAGAGGATTGATTGACAAAGAATTCTCTGCTGAATATGTCAAGAGATTTCCAAATGCTGTGGACAAGGTTCATCTTATGACACCTAGTGCCTATAAGTCAGTTATGTACGAAGCTCTTATCGAAATGCTTAATCAAGACAAGATTAGTTTTACAGCTTCTTATGATCATAAAGGATACTTAACTGTATTTGATGTAGATGAGAAGGTTCTCAAAGAAGAAAAAGCTAAGATTGAGAGCAAATTAAAAAAACAAAAGATTTCCGGAAGAGAACTTGAGGAAAGAATTAATCAAGAGCTTAATAATGTACAGTCTGTAAAGACAAAGACTATTAAGCTTGAATGGTTGGATGAATTAGCATTAAGTAATATTGATGCTTTGAAAGAAGAACTTGTAAATATGGTAAGGAAACGTAGAGATTCTGGAAGAGATTCTTTTGATCTTACTCCAGAAAAAGCTAATCGTTTACATGATGATAGAGCTTACACAATGGCTATGGCTGGTTGGGCCTTATCCGAAGAAAGGCGAAAGAATATTTTGAAGAAACCTAAATCTCAAGATACCGCTACTCTCCTATCCAAGCTACGTTCACAGATCCGTCCTTCTTCTCTTCTAAAAAGATAAATAAAACAACACCGCTCTATACGAGCAATAAAATAAAGACAAACAATAAAGTCAAGCGATTATCAGGTAACTGTTAATCGCTTTTTAAAGGCTTGCCACCTCCGACCTTCTATTTCTTTAATCTAGGCGAGCCTCTAAAAGGCGATTTGTTAAAGCGTCATATGTGACACTTTAATGTTGATATATGTGTTTAATGTGTCACTTATGACACTTTATAGCAGTAGGAGCTGTGGGATATCCCACTCTCACAGCTCTGAATATATATGAATAAAATGAAAGGAGGTGCTGCCCGTGGCACGTTCGAAAAGCACAAGCACCGATGGCAGTGCTTCTAAAGAAAAGGTTATAGCATCTACTACTTCTAAAGCGAGTAGTCGTAATAAGAGTTTGAAACCTAAGATGATTGATAAAGCATCGGATACAAACGGTTTTACAGTCGAACGTCAAAGGATGCAATCTATTACATTTGCAAAGATGCAAGAGATATTGCAGCGTAATGTAAATAGAAATGTCAATCTTTCCTTTACTCAATATACAAAGGATCTGATCAAACAATATTTGTTAAACCCAGCTAATAATGTTGATAATATTAGATTGGTATCGAGATTCTTATGTAGGTATTCTATACTTTATCAGAAGATTATAATGTACTTGGCTTCTATGCCTTTATTCCATTATAACATAACGCCTATTCAGGAGTTTGATAAAGAAATAGATTCAAATCAAATTATTAGTTCCTATTATAAAGTACTTTCTGAATTCAACAAATTCAATATAAAGAAAGAATTATATAATGTTCTTTATCTCGCAATCAGAGACGGTATTTATGTTGGATATATGTTTGATAAAAAAGAAGGCGCTGATAAAAGATTTTTGATGATGTTGGATCCGCAGTATGTAAGAATCCTTGGTAAGAACTCTTACGGTGAATGGGTAGCATATTTTAATGCTGCTTATTTTGATTCTGCAAGTCATCAAGATTATATTACAGGCTCTGATGGGGCTGTTGTCGCAGGAGCTTGGCCACAAATCTTTATTGATGCATATAATAAATATAAGCAAGATGGTAGAGATTATCAGTGGTTTAGATTACCGCCAGAAAAGACATTAATTCTTACTGTTGGTCCGGAAGATGAATTCTCATATCCGCTTCCATTTTTGACACCATTGTTTACTTCTTTACTTGATCTTTTGGATCTTGAGCAATTGATTCAGGAAAAGACAGAACTTGAGAATATTAAACTGGTAATATCAAAGATTCCATTGTTAAAAGATAATACGGTTGATGATTTTGCAATATCTATGGAGTTGTCTGATTACTTTAATCAATTACTTCAGACTGCTGTTCCGGAATTAGTTTCTTGCGTTACTTCTCCTATGGATATTACCGTAGAGAATTTTGAAAGTTCGAATAAAACTGCTGATACAGATGAATTGGCTAAATCTATTGGTAACTTATTTAATAATGCTGGTTTTTCTCAAGTCGTTGTTACCGGAGGGGGAGCCTCGCCAAGCACCTTAGCTATTAAGTTTTCCCAATACAATGACATGGATACTGTATGGGTATGGGTGAATCGACTCGAAACTTGGTTTAATTATTATATAGATCAAAATATATCTAAAGGTTTTATTTTCGAAATATTCAAAATAACTGATTATAATAAGCAAGACTTTATTTCCGAGAAGAAAGAAATGGCTACTCTTGGTGGTAGTGCATTAGATTTTACTTCAGCTGTAGATGGATCTCCATTCAGAGTTATGAATAAGCTGCGTTTTGAGAATGCTATAGGCATTAAAGACTTAATGACACCACTCTCCACTTCTTATACCCAATCTGGAAATGATGAAGGTGGCCGTCCTCAGACTTCAGATGATGAACTCACTGACTCTGGAGAGCGTACTCGTAATCAGTAAATATAGAATAACAGGTGATGATTATGGATAAAAAAAATTTTATTCGTACTACTTCCGAAGAAACTGCTAATAAATTGCGGGAGCTCGGTTATACAGAAATACCAAAACAAGGTTTATATTTTTGTTTTATGAATAACGGAAAACAATTATTTAAAAAAAATGAATTAGAAAATATTTCATATACTAATCAATATATAGCAACATCATAAATATTTTTATACAAAATATATGCATATAAAAGAGTAAGAACTTTTGGAGTAGCTACCAAAAGCATCGGGAACCTCATCTCCCGTTCTTACTCTTTTTTATATACAAGATGAGGAGAGATGAGGAAAATATGTCATATAATGAAAAAACAAAATTATGGGAATCGAATATTTATATTATAACAAATACTGTTAATGGCAAACAGTATGTAGGTCAGACAAGAAGAAGTATTAAATGGAGATTAAGTCAGCATTTTGAAACCGCAAAGAGAGGCAAAGATTTTCCATTATCAAGAGCAATTAGAAAATATGGAAAAGATGCTTTTATTATTGAAAGTATCGAAACCGTTATAGCAAATACTTTAGAAGAATTAATAGACAAAACAAACAAAAGAGAAATATATTATATAAGTCTATTTAATACCTTCAAAGGAAATGGTTATAATGCAACATTAGGCGGAGAAGGTGTAGTTGGTATTGGTGGAATTGCTGTAGATAAATATAATTTACAAGGCATTTATATAAATTCTTATGATTCATTACGTGATGCAGCAAAATCAGTAAACACTTTATCTATCACTCAAATCAAATTATGTTGCGAAGGATTAGGAAACACATCTCATGGCTTTGTATGGAGATATAAAGGACATCCTTTCAATGAATTTTCAATTGATTCTAAACAGTTAGTACAAGTTAAATGCTTTGATAAATATGGAAATTTACTTAATACATATAATAGTTTAAAAGATGCTAGTATTGATTTAAATATATCTGTATGTATTATCAACTCTTGTTGTAAAGGTCGTATACATTTATGTTCAGAGAAGTATGTATTTAGATATATCAATGATTCTTTTGATAAGTATGTCGTTGATGTAACTCAAAAGAAAAAAGTAAATGTTTATGATTATAAAAAAGAAATTGTAATGTCATTTGATAGTATTAGTGAAACTGCTGAATTTTTTAATACAACACCAATAACGATTTCAGAAGGATGTCGTGGCGAAAACTATACATTATTTGGATATGTTTTTCGATTTGACAGTGATTCATTTGATAAATATCCGGTGAAGTTCAGGCAATGTTGGTTGTTTGATTCTAACAAAAAATTTATTCGAGAATTTAAAAATCAATCTGAAGCTTGTAGAGTAACTGGAATTTCTTTATCAAGAATACAAAAATGCTTTACTGGAAAAATGAAATCAGCAGATGGATATTATTTCAAACCTATTGGATGTTATCCATAAATAAATATATAAAGGGGATTAAATCTATGTCTAAAAAATATTTAACAGTAGAAGATTTAGTTTCCTTCTGCCAAAAGCAACATTTCACAAAATTCAGTTCTAAGGATTATGGATATCCTTTGGCTATTCAGGTTCCTTGTACATTTGAAGTACAAGATAAAATTGATGATGATCATCGTGGAATGAGTTTGTTAAAGATTCGAGTTTTTCATTTAGGTCGTAATCGTAATGGAAGTTTTATTCCGGATGAAGCTGGGAAAACAGCAGCTTCAACTATAAAGAACAGGCCATTACTCGCCTCTATTCATCAATTAGATGATGGGACATGGGATTTTAGAGGACACGATTTTGAAGTGACTACGAATGATGATGGTGAAGAAGAAACTAATTATATAGAAAAACAAGTTGGTTCATTTTCTTCAGAAGATCCTACTTGGGAACATGATGATGAACTCGACAAAGATTTTCTTTGTGCTTACGCTTATGTTCCAGAAGAATATACGAAGACAATGGATATTATTAGAGCAAAAGGCTGGACACGCAATAGTTGTGAATTGCATATAGATGAAATGAGTTATAATTCTGAAGAGCATTGCGTACAGTTTGATAAGTTCTATATTGCCGCTTCTACTCTCCTTGGGTCAACAGATGATGGCATAGAAATTGAAGAAGGGATGTTAGGTTCAAGAGCTGACATAGCAGATTTCAGTTTAAATAAAAATTCTTCTTTAACTCAAGAACAACTTGTAGATGTTATGAAAGAGCTTACCGAAGCTCTTAA